GTAAGCGACTGACATGAGGCATTAGCTGTATTCTAGTTTTCTGTTAGCAGCTTCGCCAGGCAGGGAGTTTCTTGTTCGCTTCGACTAAGACTGCTCTATTGCCTCGAACATAGGCGTTCTTAGATCCCTGAGGTTGAGGAATGCCCGGTACGAATACCTGAATCACTTCATGACTCGCATGAACTCTAAGATGGTGGACTGCTGAATAGCCTTTACAAGCTCTACGCAGTCGCACTCGATCTCAGCGTGATGGTGAATGTGGAAGTTGCCGATTACCTCTAGGTCGAAGTGAGCCTGATTCTTAGCGCCCTCTAGCCTGTAGTAATCCTTAGCTGCCTTCTGTATCGGAAGATTCTCGCTCACCTTGTGCCCCCATTTTGATTAGAGTTATGAGCACCACTTCGCCGATTTTGTGCGTTCTGTTTGATGCTCCATCAAATAGCCTAAAGTAATTATAAATTGCTTTGTGGATTCGGTTACGCTCTAGCTCAACCCCTGCCTCGTATCCCTTAGTCCAAAGTATTTTGCCGCTCATGTCTTTCATGTCTACCAACATTAGAACGGTGCGTTCTCGAAGCCACCGACAGAAGCAGCGTTAGATGCCTGCTGCGCCTTTGTCTTTACCTGCACTAATCGAGCGTTCTGAATGTGATGCTCGACTACTGTCTTTTCAATGGTGGAGTCTTTGGGCGTGTACTTGCCTATCTTCGTTGATAGCTCTCCTGTGATCTCTACCCAGTCTTGTTCTTGTAAGTGCTCCACCTGGCTCATGTCGAACCAGCATGTCCATAGTCTTGAGAAGGGCTTAGCTTGCCCTTGCACTTCGTAGTTTTCCCAGATAGATAGGCGCTTGCCTTCCCAGCCAATTAGGTTTACGTCTCCGGTGATTGTGATCTGTGGCATTTTGTCTCATTTCTGTGTGAGTTATTTAGTAGCTATATATAGACACTAATGCATAAATATAGTTATTAAGTTAAATGTCTATATATAGAACCTAATAATGTCTATATATATATCTATATATAGAAGATGTATCTTATTTTAATTTCTCAATGCGATCTATCGTAATTTCGATGGTTTCTGCTAAATCCGAGTCAGTGCTCATTATCTTGTTTCTGTAGTCCCAGAGCTCGATGGTGAGCTGCTTCCGCATGTCTTCCCTCCCATCGCCATAACCTTTTGCGTATCCGGTTACCCAGGTGCGCTCAGTAAAGTTTTTCCAGTTGATTTCTTCCTGCATGATTCTCCTGTGTTTGGTGTAGAATGTTAGACCGGGGGCATGGCTATCTGTGGGTCATGTCCCCTTTGTTTTACCCTAAAGCCTTAGCCATGTCAGTAATCTGATCTAGGAGCTTCTTGGGAACACCTGCCATCTTAGCCTCGCTGTAGAGCGCTCTAAGCCCTTCGACATCACTAGATAAGGCTAAGACACTAGCCCTGCCTTCAAAGTCCTTCACAGCGCCTCCTAGAGCTTCTGAGGATACCTTACGCATTTCTTCCATACTTGGGCGAACAGTCTTTCCGTCTTTCTTAGTTTGGAATCCCAAAGTTGCTAACGCTCTACCGATTGCGCTTGTTGCACAGTTCTCGACAAAGCTGGTCTTGTTGATAGCGCTTGAGCCTCGAGTCTCCTGGGCAAAGTCAATAGCTGCCGCCCTCATGTCTTCCCGGTCTGTGAAGACACTTGCCATTATTACGATCTCTGTTTCGTTGATTAGCTTTATCTCGGTGTGTATTCTGCCGTTTGGGTGCTTGTCCCAGAACTTGCCTATCCGGTCTGATACTGGTTCGTAGTTATCCATGAATCCCATTTTTATCCTCCTGTGATTTTGAGATAAGGCGCTCCGCCTGACCTGCTTTGTAACATTACTACGCATTCGCCGTCTACATAACCGTAGCGTATTCCCTTCATCGAGTGCTGAATGACCGACTTGCGAAGATTAGCCTGCTGCTTCCAGAACTTTTCCTGCTCGAGAGCGTCTTGTAACAGCCTGTATTCCTCTGGATCTATTTCTATTTCCTCGTCTTCGATGTCCGGGTGCAAAATCCTAACGGCTGTGTAAGTTGATTCGCTACCGTCTAGTGCTGGCTCGACACCGGAGCTAAGACACTCTAGGAAGGCTTCTGCGAACTTCATAAGTACGGCAGCCTCTATCGGGTCATACTCCACCGTAAACTCCCTGTATTCGCCTCCTGCGACCGCACAAAGCACAGCAGGACTATGCAAGCCAGTCACGATCATGTACCAAAGAACTTGCAGGCGATAATGCTCAGGTAATTCAGCCATTTGGTTTCTTGAGAACTTTATTTCGAGAATGTATAATCTGCCGTCTTCATCTTCAATAACGCCGTCTGGGTTAGCGTGGAAGGCAGGGTTGATTTGGCTCTCGTAGGTGTAGTTCCCTGTGTGCACAATTAGGTGTGGGTGCATGTCTCCGAACAGTCGAGCTATAGCAGGCTCGAAGTAGTTGCCTAGCTTCATAGCCATAGTGCTCTCTGTCGGGAGTACCTTCCCTGACTTCTGCGACCATAATGACAGCGCGCTAGTCCAGGGGGATTTATTCATAATCGGAGCTATGTCGCTGCCGCCGATTGAGTGTGCTCTCTGTGCGTGCCAATCAGTAGAGCCTGCTGGGTGCGTGCCGATTAGCGTTCCGCCTAGTTTGGCGATTGTCTTATTTACTGTGATCATAGCCCTCACCTTAGCAAGAGCCTTAGACATTATACGCCTGGAATATGAGGGGGCTCGATGCCCTCAGTTACATCTTCGTATTCCTCCGGGTTGTTTACCTCGGTGTTCTTGACCGCCATAACAGAAGCGAAGAACGCTAGGGCTGCCGCCACGCTGCTAAGTATCTGCTGTGACTGCTCCCCGGTAACTATCCCGGCGATTACTAAGAGCGGTACAAGTCCTGCGACTGCCGCGTAAATAGCTTTCCTTATCTGAGGGTTAAATTTCATTTTACGAACCTTTCAAGTAGTGCTAGTGGGTTGAATGTCTGACCGTAGAAAATGTGCTTAGGAGTGTCCCCGTAGGTGAGATGCAAGTGGCTACCGCGTGATGCGCTGCCTGTGTTGCCTACTGCTGCAAACCACTTATTACCTTCCTCAATTTTTAGTTCCGACCTTATGCTTGCTCTTTACCTTCAAGTGAGCAAAGCCTAGATACATAGGCATCTTTTTACCCTCATGCCAGAAGCGTAGGACTAGACACCAGCCTAAAACATCACTCCAGGTGTTTACTACTATTGTGCCTCCAGCCGGAGCTGTGATCCAAGCGCCTGTAGCTGCGCCAAAGTCTAAGCCTCGATGAGGGCTAGTCCTGTTAGCTCTAGCTCCGTAGAGTGCTGTGATGCTTGATTTAGGGAGTGGGTATCTCAAATTAGTACCTGCGAAACAACGGTAACAGCGAAAGCAGTTAGAGCAGCAGAAGCGAAAGCAGTAACCCAGGCTGTTTGCCAGCGAGCCTTTTCTAGCTCTCTGATTCTGTCTTCGTGATCTTGCAGCATCTTGAACCCGGCTTTTACGTCTGCCATGTCACCTACTAGCTTTAGTAGTAACTGCTGTTGAGTGTTGCTTCTCGGTATCTGCTCTGACATTAGCCTAGTAGTTCTTCTTCTGGTTCTGGCTCTGGGCGAATAGCTGGGTGAGTGTCAGGTGAGTTACCTGCAACCAATTCGCTTTCAGGGTCTACTAGTGAAGCAATAAACACTTCAGCCCAATCGGTCGCCTGAGCTGCATCTGTCCAGGGGGTTGTATCTGGAAAGTCAGGCTGAAACATAAAGGGTGCGCCGTTATCGTTTGGGTTTTCGCTGTCCCAAATTCTGATAGCGTTGTCTGTGTCAATTTCAAAGCGGTATCTTGTCATAGTTTTCTCTTTTCTTTTAGGACAGTGTTGTAACGGGGGTCTTGAGTTCTAGGGATAAATACCCAGTCCCATCGGGTGAGGTGGTGAGCTTTCCTGACGCACCGCCAGCAACATAAAGCCCATCGCCGTAAGTCACGCCCCAGATAACAGTAGTCCCAAACCTGATGTTCAGTAGGTCCAAGTTGTGCCGTCAGGTGATGTGGTGAG